TTCTAAGAAGCGTTCTAAGAAGCGTTCTAAGAAGAAGCATTCTAAGAAGCGTTCTAAGAAGCGTTCCAAGAAGCGTTCCAAGAAGCGTTCTAAGAAGCGTTCTAAGAAGCGTTCTAAGAGACGATAAACTATTACTTTGAATTAAAGATGCAAGATTATAAATCGATTAACAAATCATCCATCCACCTTTTTCAAATATTCCATCATTTTTGGAGAAATTACATTTCCCATAATATTGCTTTTACATCTATTAATTTTGAAGCATTCATTATAAATATCTAGATTTTTTTTATTTGAAAAATTTAAATATTCAAGGCAGAAACATATATTATTTTTGCAATTATTGATATCTTTTATATTTTTTGTATATTTTCCATATTTCACAAATTTCGTATATTTGATATATTTTGCACTCATTTATAGTATATATTTGTGATTATTTAAATACTTTATATTATTCGTTCATAAGATATTATTCATTTATTATATAAATTAAATGGACCCGAGGCCAATAACAAAAATAAAGATTACTAAAGAAAAATGGCTTAATCAGCCCATCAAATATGAAGAAAATATGAAGGTTGGCGATTTGATAGAAGAAATGTGTCTTGACACTTATAACTGGATGTCGAAAAAGGGTGACCTCGAAATTAAGGATGATTATAGTACGTTTAAAATGAATTTTATTAATTTAATGTATGATAAATATCTCAAATGAACAGTTCAGAAACTCTATTTGAATTGAAATACTTGGAAGAAATCTCGGAATTATTTAATAAACATAGGGAAATTTCTAATTATTATAATTTAGACTTATTTCAATCAAATTACTGCGATTTCTATGATTTTTTAAAAGATTCTTGTTATATTTTAGAATTTTATGATGATGAAGAAGATGATTCATTCGATAATACACAAGAGCATCTATTTAAAATATATGATAAAATATAATGAAACTATCTGATTGCCCCGACGGAATTCCATTTTCAGAATGTCGTAAACTTGTTCGAAAATCGATAAAAAGAAAGATTGCTAAGAAAAGAAAGATTACTAAGAAAAGAAAGGTTAGTAAGAAAGGTAAGGTTAGTAAGAAAGGAAAGGTTAGTAAGAAAGGCAAGATTAGTAAGAAAAAGGATGGAAAAAAATATGTACCACCTTCGGGTGTTATTATAAATACGAATGGTAAATTTCACAAAAGTAATGGTAAAAAGATGATGCCATTAAAGGTTTCAGATACGCTTATAGATTAGAAGATATGGTGAATATTTCAGTATATCATCAGTTTTTTTTACATTGGAATCATTATATTCGTACCAAAAATTATCTAAATAATTTTTGCAGACAGCATAATAATGTCCACCACCTAATCCACCTGAATGAATTGCGATACTTTGTAAGCTATATGTATTGCTTTTAGAACTGTGATTAATATTGTATCCCTTCAAATCAAGAATTTCGGGATATTTGAGAAATGAATCTATTTTTTTATTATTTCTATATCTTTTTACTAAAATAAACAAGATATCAGATGTTTTCCATAATCTTGTTTGCTTATATGGTTTTACTGGCTTGCAACATTTATCACACGTCCACATATTATTATCATCCAATTGTATTTTTTTCATATATTCCTTAAGACAGCAATTTAGGGAAGTTGCGTTCCCAGGTATTTCAAGTGAAATGACTTGAATAGGGTCATGATTCGTTGTATAATATTCGCACTCACAGCAACTTGTAATACTCAAAAGTTGAGAATAAAAATTTTCTACTATATATGAATAATCATTCGCATAAAATCGCTTCCATGTGTCGTTGCTTTTCAAATTAACTTGGTCTGCTTCATCTTCGACTTTTTCAGAATATTTCATACTTACTCTCTTTTTAATACCCTGATGAAGTAAATCTAAAAATATTACTAGGAATTCATCAATATCATTTTGTGAAAAATTACTAAAGTAATAGTCATTTTCAAAGCATATTTTTTGAAACTGCTTTAGTAAATTAATGGGATTATGCGGTTGATTTGAATCATTAGACCACATTTTTCTCTGAAATTGAAACCATTCATAGATTAATGAATTTTTATCAGCTTTCTTACATTCATTAAAGAATTTTTCATTATTTGGATGAAACGTTATTAAATGACTCAAACACTGCAATGCCGAATTCATATAACAAGTATTTCCTAAATTAACAAGTCCCTTATTACCAGCATTAATTGACATTTATACTTCACCATAAGTTTTTTTTAAATTACTTAAGTTTTTAAATTACTTAAGAATATTATCTATAACATTATTATAAAATGAGCGATAAAGTAGATAAAGTATTAGAATCAGTTAGTGAATCAAGTGGTGAATCTAGTGGTGAAATGACAATTACTGATTCTGTTGAACCAGAAGAACCTGTTGAACCTGATGAGCCCGATGTTGAACCTGATGTGTCAGATGTTGAACCCGATGTTGAACCCGATGTTGAACCCGATGTTGAACCCGATGTTGAACCCGATGTTGAACCCGATGTTGAACCCGATGTTGAACCCAATGTTGAGCCAGAAGAACCAGAACCAGAAGAACCTGTTGAACCTGTTGAACCAGAAGAATCTGTTGAACCAGAAGAACCTGTTGAACCAGAAGAACCAGTTGAACCAGAAGAACCTGTTGAACCTGTTGAACCAGAAGAATCGGTTGAACCAGAAGAATCTGTTGAACCAGAAGAACCTGTTGAACCAGAAGAATCGGTTGAACCTGTTGAGACCGTAGAACCTGATGTTGATGCAACTCATGTGTCCAAACCAGTTTCTGAAGTAGTTTCTGATATTCGCGAAATATTATCTGATGAAATATTATCCGATGAAATATTATCTGATGAACCGACTCAATTATGTTCACTTAAAATGCTTACTAAAGTTTTAGGGAAATGGTCTAGTGGTGAAATCAAGAAAATACAAGTTGAAGGTTTATTGAAAGAAGGTTCTGAAGTTGATGAAAATTTAGATGATATTGAAAAAGTTGTTGAAATTATCCAATTATGGTTTAAAAATGGGTCAGAATTTAAGAAAAATAATCATTTCAAAAATTTAGATGAATATACATTAGTTTGTGAATCTAGAAACTTAGATTCTGTGGAAAAAAATAAATTATTTGGAGAGTTAATTCAATTTTTGATTGATTGTTCCCAGGGGAAATATAATAATAAAAAAATTACCGAGTTCTTTGATAACTTTTATTGAATTTAATTCGAATTTAATTCGAATAAGCAAGGCCACCCATACCCGACATGATACGTAAGACATTATAGTTGACAGCATAGACATTAAACGTTGCCCCTGAACTAGTGCCGACTAACTGGGCATTATCAATTCTTGAGAAGTTACAAGTACCAGACGGTTGATGTTCTTCGGGTTTGAGGGCAAACGAATAAACAGCAATACCATCTTTGAGAATCGTTGATCCATATCCGGTGTGGTGTTCCCAGACTTGAGTTCTAGTGAAATATTTGAAATCGCGTTCCTTAAAACGGTCGTGTCCGTTTAATTTAAGTTTGTAATTGCCAGTTAATGCTTGAGGGACGCGACCAGAAGTTATTGCGGTGGCATCGCGACCGGCGAAATTCGCTGCACCAGCCACATCTAACCACTTGGAAATGGAGACATCTGCGTTAGTGTCGTTGGCACCATTTAATCCTTCCCACGTAGAATCAGTCCATATTAATTCTTTAACAGGATGGTTGAAGTTGAGGTCCATTGTAGCGGAATTAAAACTCTGGAATTGTAATTGTTCAATTAAATATTCGTGGGATACTTGAGCAAATCGACGCCTTTCATCTGTATCAAGGTAGATATAATCACGCCAAAGGTCAAAAGTTGGTCCAACCGAGGCGGTTACTGCTTGTACCTCTTTATTGTTCGCGTTACTCAGGACATCGTCACCACCATCTACGATATTGTGTGCAAGATTAATTTTATCATCAAAAGTCATCTTAACTTTAACTTCGTGATATTGAAGAGCAATCAACGGCAAAGCGAGACCGGGATTACGACAAAACCAAAAATATAAAGGAATAAAAATGAGACCAGTAGCCGTGTCTACGTCTGCGTCGTGCTCTTTCAAACATGTCCAAGATCCGTTTTCGTTAGTGTATGTCGTCGCGCCGGAGGTTGAAACAACACCGCCATTACCCGACATAGTATTAAATAATGTTGATTTTACATCTTCGTTCGCAGCCGTCCAATTTTCGAAGGCACCACTCGGATTTAATTCAGTTAACTGGGAATATACAGAATGCCAGTGCGAATAATGTTTATCAATTTTTTGACCACCGATTTCTAATTCACATTCTTTAATTAAATTAGAACCATAATTAGGACATATATTAAGATAGTTATTCTGCGCGCCAGACTGGAATGTAACACTGTGTTCCAAATACATTCTGTAAACTAAATCACCATTACGCGAAATAGTCGCTGAAACCTCGCTACCGAAACCAGCGGTACCATTAAAAGTCTGCTTAATCGATTCCATCGAGAAGTTCGTATGCCGTCTATAGACAACCTTAAAGAAAGTAATCTGCGGGTTACCGGTTAAGTAAATATCCTGAGCGCCATAAGCTACAAGTTGCATTAATCCTCCTCCCATTATTTTATACCTTAGTTTAGAAAAAAAAATAAATTAAATAACTAACTTATTTAATCTTAAAAAAACATAATTGAATCACATTAAACATAATAAATATAACATAGTAAATATAACTTTTAATTAACTACTTAATTGGAGTACGCGAGACCACCCATACCAGACATGATACGTAAGACATTGTAGTTAACAGCGTAGCATTGATTGGCGGCGGAACCCGTAGTCCCTTCTAACTGGGCGTTATCGATGCGAGAGAAATTGCAGGTGCCAGATGGCTGATGCTCCTCCGGTTTGAGGGCGAAGGAGTAAACACCGATACTATCAGAGAACTTACCGGCTCCTGCGGCGGCCACCGCAGTTAAACCACCAGCACCCGAATGGTGTTCCCATATCTGAGTTCGGGTGAAATATCTGTAGTTTCGGGCAGCGAAACGGTCGTGACCATTGAGCTTAAGCTGATAAGTTGCCGCTGTATTAGTCCCAATATTAGTCAGGACATTTGGAGTTCCGGCGCATAATATTAATTCCTTAACGGGATGGTTGAAGTTAAGGTCACTCGAAGCACCAGCAACGGAAATATTCTGTTCCTGGACCTGCTCAATAAGGTATTCGTGGGAAACCTGGGCGAAACGGCGACGCTCATCGGTATCGAGGTAGATGTAATCGCACCAAAGAGTATTTCCGGATACCGAGGTGAAGCCAGTGCCAAAAGTATGATTAAGAATAACCTTAACTTCGTGGTATTGGAGAGCGATTAGAGGGAGAGCGAGACCAGGGTTACGGCAAAACCAGAACTGTAGCGGTGTCGTAAATCTCTTCACAGCTGCTTCGCCGAAGCATCCACCCATGCCAGACATATTCTGAAATAATGTACCCGTATCACCATCCCCACCCGCGTGACCAGACGGATTTATCTCATTTAAATGCGACCAGACATTCATCCATTTGCCGCTCTGCTTGTCGATTTTCTGACCACCAATTTCTAGCTCAACATCAGTGATGCTGGCAGCGGTAGGATTTTCCAAGGCTTTAGGGGTGCCCGCGATTTCTAAATACATTCTGTGAACTAAATCACCATTGCGAGAAATGGTTGCAGTGCATCTTCCGTCGGCGGGCCCCGTCCCTACACCCTCAGCACCATTCCAAGTCTGCTCGATTGCTTCCATCGAGAAGTTCGTATGCCTGCGATAGACAACCTTAAAGAAAGTAATTTGCGGATTACCGGTTAAGTAAATATCCTGAGCGCCATAAGCTACAAGTTGCATTAATCCTCCTCCCATTATTTTATACCTTAGATTAGAAAAAAATTTCAGAGAAATTAAACTAATCGAACTTTTTATATTTTCCCACATTAAGTTAAATTCCGTGAAATTTTTTTCTAATCTAAGGTATAAAATAATTATGGCGGAACTTGGATGCTTAAAAGATGGAAATTTTCAGAATTTACAAGTTGAGAATACGACTATTTTAGATACGGGTGATATTACTATAAGTGGGACCGCTAACACTGTGACTATCCCAGGAACAATAGCATTAGGAGCAGCAGGACTTGGTAAAATTGATGATGATAATAGATGGGGAATGTTTGGCATGACTTCTCAAAGTTTAGCAATAAATTTTGGAGCGGTAGGTGACGGAGCGGCAGGACCCACCACCGCGCTGATGGCCGTTCCCGTCACGCAATTAGTGCCGGTCGCCAGGTATATTGCAGCGTCTGAATATATTAAATCTTTGCAGGCCGCGGATTCTTCGATAACAGCCGCACAGGCAAGATTATTAATGGGTCTGGCTACTGCGGGCGCATCCACAGAGGTGGCCGTGGGGTCGGACGCCCTTGCGGGGACTTGGTGCGGAGCAGATGTATCTACAGTTGTATTGACGGGTGGTATTACCGAGGCGGTGGTTAGCGCAGCGTCTACATCAGATGTTCAAACTGCTGGCATGCAACAATTAGTATTATTTCACAATGTGACTCTGACACATGGACACAGTTTAACACTAACGACACACACCGACAGCGAATTACTGGAGGCGTGTGGAAAAATATACGTCTCGGATACCCCCGGTTCATCCGGTATTGCAGGTGTGGAACTTGAAACCGCGGCCGATGAGCCCACCACCGCCGACAACAGAATTATAATTACACCGACGGGGGTGGCATCCGGTGTGACTACTATTTTGCCTGGATCATTTTTATACTTTAATCGGACTTCCACAGCAGTCGACATTAATGCGGTTCATGGTGTATTACTTACATCTGGGGGGGTTGTTGCCGTCACTTTCGCCTAAATCGAATAAAGTTTAAATCTATTTAAAAAATTATTTCATATCATTAATAAAATATGGAATCTAACTCTGAATCAAAAAATATCATTCAAATGTTAAAGAATATCAAACAAATTATAGACGTCTCTAAACAAAGAGGATGTTGGAAAGATGAAGAATTAAAAGACATTGGAATCACTTATCATAATGTTTGTGAAATAGTAAGACAATTGCAGGGAGAAGATAAAGAAGTAGATGAATCCGTTGAAGTTCAGGAAGAAATGGAAGAAGTAGATTAAGATCATAAAGTTGATCAACTTAAGTTCTGTTTTTAAGATTTATTTTTATGTATCATTTTTAAATTATTTTTGTGATAATTTAAAGATTTTAAAAAGAATAAGAAAAAGAGATTATTTATTGATTAATTGATTAATTTACTTAATTGGAGTAAGCGAGACCACCCATACCCGACATAATACGGAGGACATTGTAGTTAACCGCCCAAACGGTAACTGTTCCCGTTCCAAGAATTCCAAAATTCATCTGAGCATTATCAATTCTCGAAAAGTTACAAGTTCCAGATGGCTGGTGTTCTTCCGGTTTTAATGCAAAGGAATAGCAGTAGATGTGTTTCGATGGAACTTTGTGTCCGGCTTGAATTGGCTGACAAGTTCTAAAGTAGCTAGCATTACGTTCTTTAAAACGGTCGTGACCATTAAGTTGGAGTTTCATTGTCGAGAATGACTCTACTGAATCTGCGCCATTAAACGTTGTATTCAAGGCTGTGCTGTTGCCAGCAGAGGGAACATAGCAAAAGTAATCATTTTTCTCTTGAGGGAAAGTTCCCACGTTAGTCGCCGGGCAACTATTAAGAGTTGCATCGGCGGCGGTCGCGGTTGTATCTTCCGCGAAACAGTTATCCCCTTGAACAGTCCAAATTAACTCTTTAACCGGATGATTAAAGTTCAATGCTAACTCTTTACTGGCAGTAGCACCGATACCCGTTTCACGCTGAACTTGCTCAATAAGATATTCGTGGGAAACCTGGGCGAATCTACGTCTTTCATCTGTATCTAAGTAAATATAATCACACCATAAATCAACTGTTGGGGCAGTAGTTTGGGTTGCGGATAGGATATCGGTAGAATTAACAAGGGCATTAACATTCCGTGTGGTTAATTTTAGTTTTACTTCATGATATTGAAGGGCAATTAGCGGTAAAGCGAGTCCAGGGTTCCGACAAAACCAGAATATTAAGGGAACATATAATCTCGTATTATCCATATTAGTCGGAGGCGCGACGAGGTCAGTTTGACTTTTCAAATAAGCATTTTTTGCCGCGTGCTTATTAAGGCCACTCCATTCGGATTCATCGTGGTCCGTTAATTCATTCCAGACATCTAACCACTGGGAATAATGACGGTCAATTCTCTGACCACCAATCTCAATTTCACATTCCTTAACAAAAGCGTGACCGGTATTATTCGTCCAATTCATGTAAGTTGCCGCGCCGTCGTTGTCATTGGCCAGTTGAGTAGCGGACAATTTAATATCTAACCACATATTCGAAACTAAATCACCATTGCGTGAAATAGTTGTCGTCATCGAGGAACCACCCACCGAAGGAGTACCATTAAAAGTCTGCTGAATTGCTTCCATCGAGAAGTTCGTATGCCTGCGATAGACGACTTTAAAGAAAGTAATCTGCGGGTTACCAGTTAAGTAAATATCCTGAGCGCCATAAGCTACAAGTTGCATTAATCCTCCTCCCATTATTTTATACCTTAGATTAGAAAAAAATTCTGTTGAAATTAAACTTAATTAAATTGTTTTTATTTAATTTAGAAAAAATAGATTATTTAAGATTATTTAAGATTATTTAAGATTATTTAAGATTATTTAAGATTATTTAAGATTAGTTCGAGTATGCTAGACCACCCATACCAGACATGATGCGCAAGACATTGTAGTTAACAGCATAGATTTTCAGGTCGGTGGCGGTGTCCGATGTCTCAACAAGTTGCGCGTTATCGATACGAGAGAAGTTACAGGTGCCCGATGGCTGATGCTCTTCCGGTTTGAGACCGAACGAGTAAACACCAATCTTACGGACCATCTTGGAGGTGCGGGCCTGAGAAGAGTTGCCGTTTGTGACTTTAAAAACCTGGAATTTAGATGTGTCTGTTGTGTCGGAGTCGAAAACATCTGAAGTTGACCCATCTGATGTTGGAACCGTGATGGGACATACTAGAGCTTTGGCGTTCCCGTCGGCGCCGGTACCCACTACAGAATCGGCAGTTAATGTTGCAAAAAAGACCCGCCCGACAGCGGCTCCCTCGCCACCACCACCAACAACACATACGATTGCTATTTGATCTCCTTTTAATAAAGAACCCTCATTAGTAGCATTTGCGGCGTTAGCAGCCGTCCCCCCTGCTTGCAGAATTAATCTATTTTCACTTTTATCATACATTATTTCGTTACCGTTGTCGCCCGTTGCGGGTGCATCTGCTGTCAGTAATACACTTAATGCTCCGTCATTGGTGGCATCGGCGCCGTCCTCGTTTATTGGTACAAAAAATGTCTGTCTATCTAAAGTAGATAGTTGAGCAGAAGTAGGTAAATTCTGCTTGGGAACAGCAGTGTGGTAATCAAATGGCTGTCTCAGAGTAAAATATTCCTCAACCTGGTCGGAAAATCTATCGTGACCATTTAACTGAAGCTTGATGTCGCTCATGGTGTTAGCAGCCTGATATGTCCAGATTAATTCTTTAACCGGGTGATTAAAGTTTAATTTATGCGTGGTCGAGGCGGCGGCACCAACCTTTTCTTCTCTCTGGACCTGCTCAATAAGGTATTCGTGGGAAACCTGAGCGAAACGGCGACGCTCATCGGTATCAAGGTAGATGTAATCACACCATAAATCAGGACTCGGGGTTCCACCCGGGGCACCCCAAGTGAATTTAAGTTTAACTTCGTGATACTGAAGGGCAATTAGCGGTAAAGCGAGACCCGGATTACGGCAAAACCAGAAGTTAAGAGGGATATGCGCAGTACCGACACCGGTACCGGTAGCACCACCACCGCCAATATCCAGTTGCATGGCCTTTAAACCGATAGCCTTGGATTCAACAGTAGATAACTCATTCCAGACATCATTCCATTCCTGATAATGACGGTCAATACGCTGACCACCAATTTCCAACTCGACCTCCTTAATTAGTTTGGACCCACCTGAGGTATCGCCTGCGGCTGTGGTGAAAGTTACGTAAGTGTTGTAAACTAAATCACCATTACGCGAAATAGTTGCCGTAGCAGTTTGGTCCGCAACAACAGCCGTGGAAGACCCGTTAAAAGTCTGCTTAATCGATTCCATCGAGAAGTTCGTATGCCGTCTATAGACGACCTTAAAGAAGGTAATCTGCGGGTTACCGGTTAAGTAAATATCCTGAGCGCCATAAGCTACAAGTTGCATTAATCCTCCTCCCATTATTTTATACCTTAGTTTAGAAAAAAATTTCAGAGAAATTAAACTTAATTATTAAATTGTTTTTATTTAATTTAGAAAAAAAGAAATTAATTGAATTAATTAAATTACTTGAATAAGAATGAAAATAATATGACCAACATCAAGGCATCATAATATTTAAGGGGTACAAATTCCGATTCATCGTAACCATTATTAGAAGAAATTTTGGGCCATATAATATTGTATGATATCTGTACAATATATGCTCTAAGTAAAAACAAACCCAATAAAACTACTACGAGACCAATAATTTCAGTGGGATTAGGATTATCCAATATCTTTTTAACTTTTAAGCCACCTCCAATCATTTATAGTAGAGGAGTAGAAAATAATAATTCTGTTTTTGTTGAATCCAACTGTAAATCCAGAACTTGTTTTACTGGATTCATTATTTGATTTGTGATATAGAATTCATAATCGATTTGTTGATTGTTTTCTTTGATATAATCGACGTGTTCGATTCTATCTCCTTGCATAACTTTTTTTTCCCTTGGTTTTCCTTTACGAGAACCACTTTTATATGGATTTTCATAATCATATAATATTTCTTTGGGTAATTTAATATATGCATAAGGTATTCTGTCATTTGCCTTAGGTTTGTTACCAGGGTCTCTGAAAGCCATTCTATCTGCGAGTACTTTGTGTGCGATTTGTTGTGGATTTTTGTAATAACTATTCAATGCTTTAGTTACTACGAAATATCTAAGTGGAAAATTTTCGGTTCGAATCTGATGTAATGTTTCTTTTAACCATTCAAGTGCTGCTTGAAAATCTTTTTCAATCATAATTTTTTCAATAACATTCCCAAAAACGTGTTTGACGATGGGAGCATTATCACGTCGCTTCAGTACGATACCCATAGCATCTCTTTTACATTCATTGATATCGAATTCATATTTATCGCCAGTATATCTTTTCTTGGATATGAGAATAAATGGCCAAAAAGTCTTTTCATATTCTAAATCTTGTGGTTTTTGAAGTAGGGGTTTATGAAATTCTTTCATAATCCCACCATCTTCATCTTCCCGTTTGATTATACCATTTGTAATAAAATCACCTGCCTCTTGACCACATGTCATACAGTGTTTGAGAGCTTCTTTTCCTTCAAGTAATTTACCGCCCTTTACCCGGCTAAATTTTACAAAGACTGAATCTGTATCACCATAAATAACATCTGGTTTTGGATAACCCTTTTTCTCTGCCCATAACTCAACGCCACGAGAAGCATCATCAATTTTCGACCTGCCAACTGATGTTGTACAGGCTGCAAGATTCATTTTGAATATCGTACTTGTTCTTGCTCCCAACTGTCCATAAACTGAGTTAGCTGTTACTTTATATGCCAACTGTAGACCATCGAGTACTTTTTTCTTGAATTCATTGGGTTCATTTTTCATTAGTTGCTTGGTTTTTTTTCGAGCTGATAGAAGATGGTCGAGAACAGCAGGAATAATACCGATTGGTTTTTCCCCTTCATCAAACATATTGTGTTTTATCATATATTCGGGTTTCAAGAAATGACAAGTAGTTTGAGTTCCTGCATTGACTTTTTCGATAGTATCACCTTTACCTTTGCCCTGATAAATCCAATCTTGATATTTGATTGTGTGATAATTATCTTCACCGATAATAGGTAAAAGTTCTTCATTTTCGATATATGTTTCGTGTGAAATATTCTTCTCAATAATAGATGAAGGATAAAGTGAAGCATAATCCAATACAGCAATGGGGTCATCAAGATAGATTCCTGGTTTCGGGTCAAGAACAACAGCGCCCTCATATCCATCTTGACCTGTTTCGGCTTGTTTTATGATTCGTTTATACCATTCTTCAATTTCCCACGATTTTGGCTTTCTCCAATCGGCATCTTCTATAATCTTTTCTATAATTTCTTCTTTTGTAGAATCATTTTTCACCATCTTGATATAATCTCGAATATTAGGTATTTTCTTGAGGTCTGGTATTCGAGTATTACGTTCACTCGACATCCTCGATACAACTGATGTAATTTTAACACCCTGACCTCTCAGGAAGATATATGAAACAGGTACATAAGAAACATTTGCCATACCCAGATTGTTTGGTATAATATCAAGTAGCAGTAGCAAATTGATACATAGTTCACAATCTTGGACACAGTATTTGGCTACTTCTGCGCGACCTTTTGGCCCACCATATTTGTGCTTATCAAAAATATCTTGGGGTGTGATATCATCTTTATTGAGACACCATTCAACTTTGTGATACATATCAAGGTCCATTCTTAATGATTCATTTAATATGATTCTGTTAGTTTCATTAGTAATAGACTTAATCTTATATTTTTTGCCTTCTTCAAACATTCCTTCGCCAATATTAGTATGTGTTCGAAATGAAATGAAATCTCCATCCTTTAGTTTACCTGTACTGGATACGGTTAATTCATTGTCATCGACTGATTTAATTTTACCACGCATAAAATGTGAGGCAACATTATCGAGTTTGTAAGATTCCAGGTTATGTCCTTTATGAACTTCTTTCTGAATATCAAATAGGATTCTGCCATCCATTGTGATATAATGAAGTGTATTGTCTCCGAGTGCGTTTGAGGATAATTCTTGTTTTTTCATTGTACATTTTTTGCATTTATGTTCACCAGATTTGAATGGTTGAGTATTCATTTTTCCAAAATTCATAAATTTTTTGTATGGGCAACACTTTACGTGATAATAATCATTGCATTTACTGGGGCAAGGAAAGAGTACCTTGGCTCGTTCACCTATGTATTTGAAGTCAAAACCAAAGATATTATAACCAGTAACAAAGTCTGGGTCTTTCTCTCGAATAATTTTCGCCCATGCTAATAGAAGTTCTTTCTCTGATTTACATCGTTGAACAATGATTCCATCTAAGTCATCACAAATTTCCTCATCTTTGAGATTGTCTTGTGGTGCGATTACGATAATATGTCGTGTAAAAACACCTGTCCCAACATCATAGAAGACTGTTCCTATCTGAATAATAGGGTCCCCTTCGACAGTAATGTTTATTTTTTTACATTCATCCTCAATGATTTTTTGAAGAGAATTAATACAATTATCTCTTTCTTTATTTGTACTATTGATATTCATAATGATTTTATCGATACCTTTTTCGCTAATTTCACCCAGGATATGTTTATATATATCGGGACCCGGTTCCTCATTATTTTTTGTTATAATATGATTCATATTTGCGTGTTTGAATGTTCCGTTAAATTGCGTGTAATTCCCAGTAAATCCTGACTCGATTAACTTAAGCAAATTATCTGATATATTATCATTCATTTTTTGTCGAATGAAATCTGGGGAGTTTTTTAGCATTGATTGATAGGAATCAAATACATCCTGGGCCAATTTTTTGAAGTCCTTAGTTGGTTGAGGAAAGTCTCCGTGTGAACTATCACATTCAATGTCGAATGATGCGACTTTATATGAACTAATATCGGTTGAATCAAAGTTAGTGATATTTTTGTAAGAACAGGTATATTCGTGTTTACAAGAATCAAATAGCCCTGTTTTGATATCAACAGTTGTTTTACAGGATATCCATCCGGTTGGATTTATTTTTGTATCGTGAATGAATTTGATAATGGGGTGAATTGATGATTCATACAAATTTGAATCACAATCGGCTGTTCGAGTGACACCTCTCCATTCAGCCAATCTGATTTTACATTTGGGTGATAATGTAATATCTTCTTTAACATTGTAGTGTTCTTTGGTTGCTCGTATAAGTTTCTTCATTGAATCGTGTGTTTTCATATATATTTTGAGAAAATGAAATTTCTGAATATTTTCAGATGCTTTGTTCCAATGAAGCCCATAAAAGTCTTTCGCAAGGTCAATTTGGATTGCTTTTACTTGCTCAAATGTATTCCCCTGGGGGTCTTGACCTGGTTTGAGTTTGCAAATATCTTTGATGAGTTTTACGCCAATAGATTGAGACCATTCATTTGGTATTTTGATGTAAAAGTATGGTTTGAACTTTTTGACGTGTAAAATGATTCGATTATTGTCTGTATCGATGCCGTAGATGGTACATACAAATTCTTTTTCTTTATCAACAACAAGGTCATCTGAAATTATATCAACAATTTGAAACTTTTTCAGGTTACTCATTTATGATTCTTATAGTTATTTCTTTAATAATGATTTAATATATTTGAAAATCAAATTTTTATATGATTTAATAGTAACAAATGAAGGAATTAAGTGCGCTCCTTTTCTGTGTAATGATTGTTTTTGTGTATATTAATTACATAAGAAGGAATTTGTATTTAGATAAGATAATATCAAGTGTTAATAATAAACCATATTATGTCCGTAATTTACCAGATAAGAAATTAGCAGCGGATAAATTAGCGAATATAGGTATTTCTTTACAGAAATTAATAGATTCTCTGGACAATGAAACGGATAATAAGAGATTAAAAGATTCATTTAATTCTGATTATATTACGGAAAATATACCTGGTTCGACATATGTCGCTTATTCATTAAATAAGGGTGAGGAATTATCTATATGTATACGTGAAAAGGATACTGAAAAATTTATTGATAATAATATTATTATTTTTGTTGCAATACATGAACTGGCGCATATTATGACAGAAGAGTTAGGCCATACAGATACATTTTGGAAAAATATGTCTTTCTTATTAAAACGCGCTTCTTCTCTGGGTATCTACAAGATTGTTGATTACAGTAAATATCCAGTAACATATTGTGGTATGAAAATAGATTCAAGTCCCATTAACAAATATTAAATTATTAATATTATATATATCAAATGAGCGACCCTTATCTCAATTTTGATGAAGATAATATTTTATCAGATATACAGGTGAATGTTTTTAGGGTAAGAGGTCCACTAAAGGGTATTTCAGATAAAAATTATGAAGAAAGACGTGATAGAATATTACATGGTGATGTTACTATTTTTAACCCTGGTAATAGATTGAAACCATCTATGGGTGATATAAAGATATCTAAAAGCAAGATAGTCGATAAACAGATATATTTATCTGATACCATTGAGGTATTACTTAACAAGATAGCCCTGAATTGTTGTACCGATGAAGATATTACTGGAAAAGATATTTATGCCTGGATAGATGAAAATAAGAAATCGAATGCTTCATTAAGTTCTTGTTTACCTTTAGGTGTTAAACATGCTGATTTAAAAAAATATATGAATCCTTATACTGAAAAAAATTATGATGATAATTTTGCGAATGTAGATGGTTCTGTAAAACGAAATCCCAAATATTCATTAGATTACTATTCTTCTTATAATTCTTATTTGACGGGTATGAAAGAATTTAATATTTATTTCTGTACGGCCAGCGATATGATTGCTTATGTAAAAAATAATGAAAAACTTCAAGAACTCGATGATAATTTGTTACTAAATGGTTATCTTCGTAAATATCTTCCTTTGTATCAAGATGATGATAAATCATACAAAACCACAATCTCAAAGAAGTTAGAATTTAATGAATATCAAAGAGCTATACAGGATATTGAAATATCAGAATATCCTATTGATGCTCGACCAAATACATTAATATATCGCAACAGAATTCTGGATAATGCACTAGATATTTTCAAGATTTTCAAGGAATTTGAACTAAGTGATGTTGTTCCTTATATGAGAATTCAGGTTGATTCTTATTTAGATTCATACATCAAGATGAATAAGGAGTGTGTTAATCGGACATATAAACACGATTCATCAAAAACTGTTACAAAGGAATTATTTGAGAGATGGAATCGTAGCATTTATTTGCCGAATGGATTTACAATTCCTAGACCAATAGATAAAACAAATAGTATTACATTTGTAATATATGATATTAAGACAACTAATTATGTGACAATGATACTTTATTCGACTGGTTCTTGCGTAGTCTATTGTGAAAAACTAATGAGGATTGGTGTATTTACAAATAAAATAATATCATCTTTTATTGAAAAATGCAATAAAACGATTCGAAAAATAAATAATGCTGATTATTCTTATAATAATTTAAAAATACTGAATGTCTTAAAAATACCATCGCAGATAAATATTTCATATTTATATGATATATCCGATTATAATATTAAGATTCTTAAAAAGCCATTCAAGAATTTATCAAGTGAATTTTTGATTATTGAAGAAGATGAAAATAAACCACTTCATTTATTATATTGTAAATCAAGTGATTATGAGAATCCGCAAACATCTTTGAATTTCATATCAATATTGAAGAAAAAACAACTACTTGATGATAATATTATTGAATTGCTTTCCCAGAGATATAATATCTCCACCAAGAAGGCTCGGGAAGATGTAGATGATTGGAATCGTATTAATTTAATAAAGCATATTAAAATTGATGAAAAACAGATAGATACATCAATTATTATTGACAAAGTATTGGACCGAATAAAAGTATCAATAATAGGTATTCCTACATTAGAGATTTTACACGAATTGATGAAATGTATTAATTTTATTATGGGTTCTTACAAAGAAAAGCGAATTAATAAAAATAATGAATTGAGTTCAGATATATTACAGTTATTCAAAGGAAACACAACGAAAAATATTTTGACTCATATAAAATCTGCCCCTGAACCTGAACCAGAACCAGAAGAAGAACCAGCGCTCGAATCTGAAGCTGATTTAGAACCAGAACCAGAACCTGAGTCATCAATCACAGAGTTTTACAATGATAAGGATGATAATCAATCTGAACCTGAATCAGATTCTGAATCAGATTCTGACTCAGATTCTGATGATTATGACCGTATAGATTCATCTGATAGTCAATCGGGTTCTGGTAAGGCGGGTTCTGGTAAGGCGGGTTCTGGTAAAGCGAAAGGTAAGGCGAAAGGTAAAGCGGGTAAAGAAGATGATGATGAGGATGAATCTAAATATCCAAACAAAAGATATTTCATTAAAAGGTTAGAGCAGCGTGACCCTGATTTAATTAGTTACAAGGCGAGGACGCCCGGGGGAGAATATGCAAAGAAATGCCAAGCGGCACAAGATAAACAGCCCATAGTATTGACGCAGGCGGAACTAGACGAAATAGATAACAAGACTGGATTTCCAAATGAAGGTCGTTCTTATATGAAGCCGCGTAGAGTTGATGGTCCAGGTCGGGATGATTTATTTTACATATGTCCAAAGTTTTGGGATAGAAAACATCAGATTCCATTAGACCCATTAGAAGAATATCATCCGATAGAGGTTGATGAAGAAGGTAATAAGACGATAAAATATCGCGATTTTGTATTTTCGAGAGAAGATAAAGATAATTCAAATTATATCCTTGAACGGACTGGTAGAGCTGCGAATCGAGAAGATAGTGATTCTTATTGGAATCGAAATCCTTCTGAAACAAATAATATTGAATCTTACAATGTTCAATTCATTCAAGATGATAATCATCCCGATTTATTATCATTGCCGTGTTGTGGTAAAAAGGCAGCAAAAATAGGACACGTGGGAGATGGTAAGGTGAATGTATTAATTCACGGTGAACAGGGCCCGTCATGGGTATTAGGTTATATTCCAGAGAGTGAATATATCAAAAATAAGGGTGAGAAGACAGAATATAAAATAAATGAAAAGGATGAATACAAAGTAAATGTGAATGGTAAATTGGGTATGTATCATATAAGTTTATTAAAGCCGGCGAGGCGCGGTGATACAGGTTTAATATTAGATTTTCCGCTTAAAATAAATTCCAATGGTCGCATTAATGAAATACTACAAGATTTTTTCAATATGAGAAGAGCTTGTCCAGTATTAACTGCTAAAAGGGGTAAAAATGGTTTTTATAGGAAAGGTATTATGCAGGGACCCGATGCGTTTTTGAATTCAATTGATATCATTCATTGTACAAATTCAAATAATCCAGAAATAACCAGACCAAGACCTAATTTGACAAAATTGAAGAAAAGAATAATGGATGATATAAAGAATCCTAATTTTAGATTATCATCTGTTGCAGGTGGAGCATTTATTCAATATTTCAGAAGTGAAAACATAGATGTTACATCGAATGTGAGAAAAAATATAGAGATGAATGTGCTGGATAATTTTGAAAAATATCTAAATACAAATGAACCTAATGATGAAAAATTACTCTTACCCTTGCTCAGAGAAATAAGTCAGATGCCGAACAATGAAACTTTTCAGGGGAAAAAGGTAAATATTATTGTATTTGAAGAAAAAAATGAAAAAATATCAATAGTGGAACCCGTGGGTAAATTAAAACTAATCGATGATGGATATTTTGGCGCAATCTATAAATCTGATAATAAATATGAACCAATGCTTTATTATTATGATGATTCAATTTATGGATACCTATATGATAGAGTTGAGAGTGAATCACTCATAAAGGGTGATGATATTATTTTTCAGGATACTATAGCATCAATTATATCAAAAACTAAAACTAAATATAAAATTCACATCAAAGATACTGATGATAAAATAGAGATAGATAATGTAGATATTCAAAAGTTTAATATGAAGAGTATAATAGATATCATTGTAGATTTCATTCGGAAGCAAAATGGTAAATTTTCTATCAATAAAGAAATTATAAGTGCTGGTCCAGATTTAGACAAGGTAATGTCAGAGATAGGATATGAACAGTTAAATAATGGATATTATGATACATATAATCGTTTATCATTTATTGAGTATAAAGAAAAGAAGGCACGTGGATTCAAGCGTGTTACTTTACCGATTAAACCAAAATCATTATCAGAATATACTCTTTCTAAAAAAGATTTACCGAAACCAGTAAAGGATATAAAAGGTCAGTCTCTATTGTATGTTTTAAAATATTTGAAAAATATAGATGAAAAGATTAATGAATTATTCGAGGGTAAATATCTACTTTATACAGAAAATATGAAGGTTATCATTGATGAAGGTAATAAAATGATGGGATTATTATTGGCGTGTGGTCTTGTTTTGCCGTTGGATGGCAAAACTTATACCAAAAATTGCAAATTAGAAAATTTACAACGAATGTCTTTAATAGATATTCAGAATAAATATTTAGTTGGTTCGATAACAGCAGATAAGGTTCACGATTATTATCAAAAATATAATGCTGATAATGAGTCTTTATATTCATCATTTACATCAATATACAATGAAATAAGGGGGAATCCATTATTAATCAAGGAAGTTAATCATATATTAAATCATTCTATCATGGTTCAAATTCATAAACGGATAAAATTATTTAGAATTCTACGTGAGAATTCTGATTCTATTTCAGATTCAGCCCTGAAAAAATTCATCGAATATTTACTAATTCACGGCTTAGATGAAATAAACAAGATGTTTATACATAAATTCATCTCTCTTAAAGAAATGAAGATTACTAATACTTCAGAAAAGGAGATATTTTATTCTATGAAAGATATTCTGAATGAATTATATGATTCATTATTTATGAAGAAAAGTGATTTTGTACGTGATATTTCTTTTTATGATGAATACAATCCAAATATCCAACGAAAATTATTACGCACTAAATTACATAAACACCACGTTTCTTTCACAACAAAATATCCGAACTTATTGAATAAATTATTTTCAGGTCATATCAAAGTTTTAAAAGATATTGTTTATGGTTCAAGTGATATAAATATAATATCGGATATTATACTTCATATACCAAGGTTAGTAAGCGAACAAAATATTCAAGAACAATTAATAAATCGTGTAAAACTGAATAAGCAATCTTGGAAAAATCAAAATATAGTCCTGTACGGTTCGTCAGAACCGGCTAATACTTTGAATGTTTATAAGAATAATGAAGAATTAATTAATGATATGGGTGAACCAAATTATTATTTAACATTATATGATTTGAAATTATTATCGGGAATCTTAAATATCGGTTTTGTTTTATTTACGAATCGTTATACCAATAAATATAGTCGATTTGAGACATATATTATTTGTAATAAGAAGGTAATTAAACAAGATTTGGATGTATTACCATTGGATATGATATGCTTATATCAGGATTTTGATGATGAAAATGATGACAATGATGACAAAACATTTAAGCCCATTGAGATAAACGAACAGAATTATACAAATTTGCAAATATTAAGGAAAAATACTGAATTTAATAGAGTCTTAAATAAGACATTCAAACTCTAATAAACAATTATTATATATTATTTATTATATTGTAATGAAATTATTTACATTAAAAAGAAATAAACGGACAAAACGGCATAAACGAACAAAACGGCATAAACGAACAAAACGGACAAAACGGCATAAACGGACAAAACGGAAAAAATCAAAGGTAACTACTGTCAAGGGGCAATCGAATCTTGTATTAAAAATGCTAAGAGATTTGAAATGGCCTAAAACTGCTAGGTCAAATGTCTTGCGAAAGGGTCAAGTAGGATATGAAGGATTTGCTCTGGGAATAGTAACATCTTGGGCTGGAAAGGGTGATAAAAAGGGTTATCGTAAGATATTATCAGCAAAAACTCAAGATCCTAAATATAAAAAGTTATTCCGTGAAACAAAAAAATTAATGAGATTAAGAGACCCCAAATTTAAGTTCACCTCAATTCAGTATAATAAGAATCATATGGCTGCGAAACACCGAGATGCTAAAAATATGGGCATATCTTATATTATTGGTCTTGGAGATTATAAGGGTGGGGAATTATTAATATATGATGAAAATGACAAAAATCCAGTTGCTCATGATATTAAAAATAAATTCAATACATTTAATGGGTCAATCTATCCCCACGAGACGAAGCCATTCACTGGTGAAAGATATACACTTGTATTCTAT